CTATAATGGCTACGGGGTGGTAGCTGGGCTTCCCCCGCCCAACCTTCACGGGCTATCACCCCACCTTAACAGGGCGTTAAGCCGCCCCAAGAGGATGTGGCAAGTAGCGAGTTTTGCGGCTTTCTGCGTTACATGAAACAGTCCACCAAATCTTGCCCTGTCTTTTTACTCTTATACAAGACTTAGGGTTTGTCCTAATAAACTTTTCTTTACTATGTGGTATAATGTAGTTGTAGTGATTGAAAAGGGGGAATTAAATGTCTGCATGGAAAAAAGTAATTCGCTATTCATTACGAGTAGATGGCAAATTTGAAAACCAATATACAACGCTAGAAGCTGCTAAACGCCAAGCCGCAAAATATCAAGCAAAAGGCAAATCAACTTTAATCAAAGAAGTAGAAGTCGAATGTATGTCTGTTAATTTTGGTGTAATTTAAAAATTCATAGAGGGGGATTTATGAAAGATGTTTTATTAGGCGTAATTGGGGGGCTAATTGCCTTTGGCATACCAGCTATTGTGTATGTTGTATATACAGGGGGTATATCGTGAGTTACATCAATACCATTATGATGGGCGATACGCCTGTCGATGTTTACGGCACAGAATGTTCAGCAGAACCCGATGTGGGTTTAATGACCGACTATGTTGACATTGAGGACTTAAAAATAGGCGGTGTAAGCGTCTATGAGTTGTTTGCAAGCTACGGCCTATTAGACAAAGCGCAAGAATACATTAACGATTCATGGGGGGGATAATGAAAGCGTTTCCAAGTACAGAACCTATTTATAACAATGACATTATTGGTGTTAAAGAAAGTGCAGGCATGGATTTGCGGGATTATTTTGCAGCTAAAGCTATGCAAGCCGATATAACAAATTATGAAGATAACAGTAAATTTGGCCCTGATTTTTGGTCATGTGAAAATATTGCAAAAAGAGCATACAACATGGCTGACGCAATGATAAAAGCGAGAGAAGAATGAATACACCATACAACACAGGCAAAGTAAAGATTGGGTGCAATTATCAAAAGCCACCGTATGTTGAAGAAGATATGGATATGCTACGGTTACAGTCTTACCTAATCCATGACCCCGCTCGTTTAAAACGAGAGTATTGGACTAACAAGGTTTTAATTTGGGTCGGGGTGTTTGTTTTAACTATCGCAATCTTGCAAAGCTAATTGTCTAGCTTCTTCAACCCGATTAAGCCATCCACGAATAAAACGGGCTTGGTCGGGTTTTCTTGCAACTATCCCTTGGTAAAAGTCTGTCCGAGCGTCTGAAAACTTTGCAACCAAGTTTTTAGTGTTTGCACCGTTAATCGCTGCCATAGTCCTAGGCCCGATAATTCCGTCAGCCAATACCCCGATAGCCTGTTGTAGCGTCTTAACGCTTCGCCCTGTTCCTGCATTAACGGCAAAATCAAATACAACATAATCTAGCCCTTTCGGTAAAACTTCACAATAAGCGGAATTCCAATACTTTTGTTTATACAGTTTACCGACCTTTTCAGGGGTCAAGGCACGCATATCGGCTTCGGATACAGGGTGACCCACAAATTCTTCCCAAACACGCTGGGTAACGCCTAAATTGGTTCTTCCACCTGAATCTAGCGGGTCGTTTACATAACCGCCTTCGTGTTTTAGCACACGGGCTAAACACTCCTCAAATCTCATTTTTTCAGGTTTGCCATGATACGGCTACCAAATAGGAATCCAAAGGCGATGTTGGCGGCTTCTAAACCAATACGCTGCACATACTGGTCAACGGGTAAGAATAGGGTGCATAGTCCTACAACAATGACGGTCAACGCCCCGATATAACGACTAGAAGCCCTTAAATCAATTACCCATTGGCTAGGTTGTCCGTATGGGTTATCAAGCTTTGCAAGGGCTTCTAAACGAGCAATTTCGCTGTTATCAAGCTGAATCTGCTCTGCAATGGTGGTTGGGCGAACTCCACCGTTAAAACGCCCTATAAGTTGTTTAATGCCTTCTACGCCTACTGGGACTAAAGCACCGATGATGGTTTCGAGAATCATCGCTTAAACACCAAATCGGCTATCCAAGTGACAAAGCCACCAAATACTGATGCTGCCCCCATAATTGCCCAAAGACTTCCCTTAGACCGTTCTGCCATAGCAACCAATTTTTTAATATCGGCTTCCATGGTGCTAACCTTAGATTCAAGGTTTTCTACCGCATGAACTAACTTGCCATATTCAACTGGGTCAATGTCAGCCATATCATGCTTTCTTGCGTACCGTTTTTACTGGCGACTTTTTTGCAACGGTTTTCCGTTTAGTCGCAACTTTTTTAACGGGTTTTGGGCAATCAAAAGTTTTAAATACATCAGCCCAATACACCTTTTTGGTGTAGCCCATCTTATCAAATACCCAGTCAATAATGAACATGATTAAGCCTTTAGTTCAGCAAGTTGAGCTTGCAGTTTAGCAATTTGCTCTTCAAGCAATTTAGGCATTTCAGCCTTACGCTTTTCTTCATCAGCCAGCCATTGTGCGTATTGAGCTTGTGCTTGTGCTACTTCTTCCGCAGTTAATTCAACTACTTTACGCTCACCAGTAATCACATTCATTTCAATTCGTTCCATGATTTACTCGTAAAGAATGTTAATTGAACCAGCATCAAAAGTGTCTGTGCCGTTTGCCATGACAAAACGAATTTGAGTTAGCGTATCTGATAATGTTACAGAACCGCCTCCCATAAGTCCGTAGCCAGAATTACTTTGCCCAAAAGTAAAACTTTGAACCCAAGTGTTGCCTGAAAATTTAGTAAGAGTGATATGACCGTGTTTTACTACACCAGAATCAGTTGCATTTCCATCGGTTAGAAACGCATCAGTTCTAGTGCCACCGCTAGTAGATAATCCTGTATAAGCACCGCCACTAGCATATCCTGATGAAACAAATCCACTTGCTGTCCCCAAACGCATAATTGTTGGGGAACTACCACTTGTTCCAACTCCATTAAACATTACAGTAATCCGCTTTACCCAGCTAGGAATACTAGTAAAGTCAATGCTTGTTCCGCTAGTAGAGGCAACGGAAGTACCAGCGACAAACGCACCGCTATTGCCTTGAACTCCAGTAGTGCCGTTAAGTTCTAAAGCCATAATTACACCTCTGCTTTCAAGGCTCTCAATTCTTCAAGAGTTTTATCTTCCGTTGCTAGATTGGTAATATCACGCAATCTTTGTTTTTCAGCAACGATAGCGGATGTGTCTGCACCGCTTTCTAAGGCACGCTGAAACGCTACATCTTGTGCGGCTAATAGTGGGGTGCGTTCTGCACGCAGACGCTTTTTAGTAATCTCTACCGCCTTGGCTTTGTTGACGGTAACAGAAGTAGCATCCATTTCCCAAGCATCGTAGAAGTCGTTGTATTGGTTAGGCAGGTCAGTAATGTTAACGATTCGTGCGCCACGACCTTTAGGCACATCTTTTTCCATAACAGCATCAATGCTGATTTCGCCTGTGGGGATGCAAGTTGCTACACCACCGTTATCGTTTGTAAAAATAATTGCTTGGGTCATTTGGTTGTCCTTTAATAAATTATCTAAAACAGGCTACTGAAACATAAGTTGATGCTGCAGCATTTGTTTTTATTTGTACTGCTGTGGTTGTAGGCGCAGTGCCATCGCTTACTCTAGTTTGTGCTTCCGTACTCGATGCTACTACTGAATAGTCAGCATTAGCAAAAGCATTTGTAAAATTTACAAGAAAAACACCAGTTGAACTTACAGTAATACTTGAAACATTATAAGAAGCCCTAATTGTTCCACCATTTCCATTAAATTGAACCCAAGCCTTTGCAGAGCCTTGAATACAGTTAGTTGCGGAAGTGCTGTTTGTTCCGTCAGATAAGGTTGTAATTACGAGTGTGCCTGCCATGATTTATCCTTATGAACTAAAAACTGCAAATTGCACATATGTTGGGTCATAAACCGCACCACTTGAAATAGTACAAGTTACAAAAGTAAATGACGATGTTGTTGGCGTGGCAGTAGTTACGCTAGGGCCATTAGAAACAAAAGGAACTGTAGCTGTATAGTTGCTTGCAGAAACAAAAGAAGTTGGCGCAACAACAGAATAATTTATGTTTGGCATTGCAGTAGTAAAGTTAGCAACATACACTCCTGTTCCTGACCTTGTAATACTAGAAATATTAAAACTACCATTTAATGTAACAGTTCCACCTGTTGCAGAAAATTGCGCCCATGCTTTAGCAATACCAGTCATTCCGTTTTGTGTTGCAAGAACGCCTGTATCGTTTTTTAAAGTACTGATTGTTAATGTACCCGCCATAATTTATCCTTTGTTCTCAGTATTTTAGACTAAACAATCACCCATGTCGAACCAGTATCTACGGTGACTACAACACCTGTATTAATGGTGATTGGGCCAGCCGAACTAGCATTTTTGGTTGATGGGATGGTGTAGCTGCTAGTAACTGTTTGGTCGTTTAATACAAATACTTGATTCCCACCGTTACCTGTTGCCCCACCGCCAATTTGACCCCAAGAACCTACCAAATAAGAGCCAACCACCGATGCGGAAGCGGCTGGGTTGGTCAACATTGTGTAAGTAAAGGTCGTATCTCCAGTTACGGTAATGCTAAAAGTGCCGTTATATGCGCTTGGAGTAGCACCGCTAACCGTTACAAAAGTGCCTGTAGATAAGTTATGGTTGGCGGCAGTTGTTAGGGTAGCGGTAGTTGTGCTATTGGTAATCGTACTAATAGTCTGTCCGCTATAGGTTGAATAGCCCTCAAATGTCTGTAGGGTGGTGTTATAGCGAATCGAACCCACCGTTGGGGTAGCCGAGCGTTGAGCGGTTGTGCCGTTAGGTAGTTTTACCTGCCCCGTACCGTTTACTGCCAAATTACCACTAAAAGTACCGTTACCTGTAAAAGTACCATCGCCTGTAACGGTGGTATTTCCACTAACAGCCAAAGTGCTATTTAAAGTAGTAGCTCCTGTAACCGTTAGGGTAGAAGAACAAACTACTGCGCCACCAAAAGTTGGGGTGTTAAATTGGGAATAATTAATAGCATCGCCACTAATAGTGCCAGTAGCAAGGTTGGTAATTTTATTGCTATTTAAGTTAAGTGGCCCTGTCATTGGGGTTTGACCGTCTGCCGCTACCGAATCGGTAAGCGCAGAAGCAATATCGTTCATGGTGTTGTTTGCCCATGTTGACGATATGACAGTTTGACTAACTACGGGGTTACCCGCAGGTAGGGAATATGTACCTGACCCGTTTCTACTCATTTTTGCTCCTCGTTTGCACCAGCTTTTGTTGCTCCTTGTAGCATTAACATTCTAGCCAAGTTGCGTACATCGGGTGACAGTTGTTGCATTTGTTGATTTGTTAATCTGCTTTGTACAGGGCGAGATAATGCGGCAGCCCTTAATGTTGGGCGAGCAAGCAAAGCCCCTAATGTTACAGGCGTTTCTGCGCCCGAACCTGATAAATAAGCACCACCACCAGTAATTACTGCGCCACCTATATCAAGTGGGCTAATCTGTGGCAGGCTACCCATAGATTCTGTTGTTTTGGCAGCAGTTGGGAAAGCTTGTGCAAACTGCCCCGCTTGTTTTAGTTCGCCTGATAATGGCTTACCTTTAGCTAATTGAGCCGCTAATTTTTTAGCATCAATCGAACCAGTAGTTTGGTTTAGCGCATTTTCTACGGAATAAGTTTTGGCAATCGTTTGCCGTGCTTCTCTAAACTTTTGTAACAAATCTGTTTGTTTTGTGTTGGCAAGATAGTTTTCAATAGTGTTTTCAAGAACTTGGCTTGCTTCTTTATTAGCCTTGCCTAAATCTTTGTTACCAGCACGGTAAGCCATATCAGCGTCATTACGCAATACATTAATTTTAGATACGGCAGATTGAACATCAAAGGTTTTTTGCTTTAATGGTTCAATAACATCAATAATTGGGTTTTTTTGGGCTGTGGGGAAGTCTTTGCTTGCTTGTACAGCGTCTTTGTAAACCTTAATGTTGTCTAAAGCTTCAACAAACTTAGGGCTAGTCTTAATTGTGCCAGTAGCACCTAGCGTTTCGTAGGCTTTACCAGCGTTTGCTCGAATGTTGGTCAGTATTTCAGGTGTAATAACAACATCGTCAGGCAAACCTAAAGACCGTGCTGCTAACTGGTTAGTTACTTGTTGGTTCTTAAAACTAGCGTTTTGTGCAGTAGATATTTTGCCTGCTGAACCTTCTAAAAGGCGATTAATTAACGATGGTTTAACTTGGGTAGGCGGTATAACATAGCCTGCTTCTTGCGCTTCCCTTGCAGCTTGCATTGTGCCTTGAGATGGAGATGTGCCACGCAAAAAGTTGCCTACCGCACGGATACCTTTTTCAATGGTTGGAGTTGCTCCACCAAATACTGTGCCATAAACGCCAGCCTGCTCACGGTTTTGTTGGTCAGGGGTTAACCCATAACCTAAAGTACCACCAATGGCGGCTTGTTGGCCTGTCGCTCGTGCAAAACTAGGTATTTGACCTACTGCTCTTGCTACTTGTGGCACATTACCAATAGCGGTAGCGGTCTTTTGTGCAGCAGTAAATGGCACTAAATAAGAACCAACTTGACCCACAGTTGCGGATACTGGAGCTACGCTTTTTGCGCCCTCAGTTATTGCTTCGCCTACTTCAACCATGCGAGTACCAGCTTCAGGAAACGCTAATTGGGTTAAAGCACCAGCCCCTTTAATTAATTCGCCTGTACCACCAACCAACATAGGGCCAACCACACCGCTACGACCACCTATTTGTGGACTGCGTAAACTATTTAAAAAGCGGTCATAAGCTGTTTCTTGTTGCAAAACAGCACCTTGAGGCAATGGTGGCATATCATCCACCATAACTGCACCTTTAGGAAGTGGTGGTAATGTATCGCTCATTGAACGACCTTTCCAGTTCTTTCATAAACCCATTTTCCATCACGAACAACAATAGGTTCGCTACCCATCATAGCTCTTACAACACGGCCTGTAGCTTTTGGTTGACCTGCTTTAGTTTCAGGTTTTGTAAGCTCTTTAGGTTTAATTTCAACATATTCACGCAAATTTTCAGGTACGGCTTTTTGTGCAAACCGATAATTTGTTTTAATTGCATCAGCAGTAAACATTCTTTGATTGTTGTATAACTTATTAATAGTGCTGCGGTCTTTTAAAAAAGCGTCAAAAGCCGTTGGGTCTGCAATAATTTCTTCAAGAATTCCTAAGTCAGGCCCGTTTAGTACGCCCAATCCAAATGCTTCTTTACCTTGTAATTGTGCGGTTTTAATTGCACCTTTAATTTCAGCACGAACATTAGGGTCTAATAGTTGTGGGCCTTTATATGTGTCCAACAAACTTTGTACTTTATCAAGAGATTTTTGGTAATTAATAGCGCCAGTAACTTGGTCAGCAGGTTTGCCAGTCAAAGGCTTATTTTGTTCAGACACAAACTCTCTAGCTTGTTTACCACTTAATCCTGCTGGTACTGGTGGATTTTTAAAATAATCATAACCCTGAGCAGAATCAACAGTAGGAGCTGCTACACCAACTGTAGGAGCAACAGTTGTGGCAACTTGAGGTTGACCCATAGGTTGACCTTGAGGTCTAGCTATGGGTAAATTAGGTGTAAATTGAACATTAGCACCGTAAGGACTTGTAGGTTGAGCTACGGGTTGACCGCCTCTAAATTGTGGTGGAATACCAATTCCTTCATCACCAAATCGAATTTGTGCTTCAGGGCTAATAGCTGGTTTACTGATACCCAAAAACTGCATAGTTTCTCTTGGGTTTGTAGAATTAGCATCGTAACGATAGTTTTCAGTATTGCCAGTTTGTTGATTAAATTGGGTAATTTCTTTCCATTGTGGGCCTTCAGTCAACTTTTTCAATGCGACTTGCTGTAATGCAGGGTTGTAGGCAGTAGAGCCAAACAAATAAGCCGCTTGTGGGTCAGCACCAGCACGATATGTTTGGTTAGGAATATTGCCACCACTTTGGGTTGGGCCAGCTTGTTCAAATACAGCTTCTTTACCACGCAACAAATCTTGGTATTGTTGGGCTTCATTGGCGTATTGTTGGCGTAATGCTTTAGCTAAATCTGCTTGTGCTTTATCGCCTTTTTCAGCCATTTTTTGACCTGCATATAACTGAGCCAAAGGTGCTGCGTATTGGAAAAAGCTAGGGGCTACAAAACGCCCGCTAACCATTTGCCCTTGTGGTTGGTTCATGCCTTGTTGGGTAAGCAAATTGGCTAATTGCTGTTGGCGAGTTAATGCCTGCTGTTGTTGCAGTATTTCAGGTGGCAGATTACCTGCAAGGTTGAGCATTTGTGCTTGAGCCATAATTAATCCTTAATTGCTTGGAATAAGTTGACCATAAGCACCTACCGATGGCATATTTTTTATGGGTTCGTATTGGTCTTGCCCTGTAATTTGAGTAGGCACAGTTCCTTGACCGCCATAACCATATACATTGCTTGCACCATATTGATTCATAGCGGTTTGTGCGTTAGCGTAAGGGTCTGATTTTTGACCTTTTCTAAGCATCATAGCCATAGCCATAGGGTTCATGCCGCCTTGTGCGGTTTGCCCTGCTTGTTGTGTCAATCCTTGAGCCTGTTGCATAGCCATATTTTGATTGGCTTGTTGTTGTGCAATATTTTGAAACACAGGGGCTAAACCACCTAAGTCTTGTGTTTGTGGTCTTGGGTTGCCCATTTGGTTCATGGCAAGGTAATAAGGATTAAAGTCCATCATGGTATTAGTCCGTAATCTACGACTTTATAGCCGTCATCAAGTGTTTTAACTGCGTATGGGTAAACTTGCTCCACTTCGTCAGCCATAACGCCTACATGAACGCCATGACCAGCATACTCACGGTCTTTAAATTCATCTTTGTATTCAAAGCTATACAAGGTCAAGCCGTTTTCTAATACGCCAACTGCTTTAACATTTTCTTTAGTGCGTGGGTCGCACATTGCCATAATTCCTGCACCACCTAAACCAAATAAGCCTTGATTTAAGTTAGCTTGTGCAGCTTGTCTAGCGTTAAAGTCACCCATTTGAGCGTTGTATTGCATACCTGCCGCACCCAATAAATCAGGGCCACTTGTCGTTGCTTGTTGGGCAGAATTGACATAAGTAGGCGATGTAACCTGAGAGCCAGTACGCAAAGCACTTAGCACATTCAATGGTTCGTTTCTGCGATAAGCTAACTCGCCTAATTGCTGTTGTCTTGCAGATAATCCAGCCTGCAAGCCTTGAGTTTGTGCGCCTAGCAATAAGTCATTTTGCCTTTGGTCAAAGTTACGGATAGCTCGGTCATAGGCTTCAGAACCAATTTGAATACCTTGATTAGCTAACTGTTGTTCTAATTTTTCACGCCCTTGTTGCATTTGTGGCTCAAGCCTACGCATAATAGCGTCTGAGTAAGTTTCACTAGGGTTAATACCTATGCTTGGTAATTGACTTACATCAAATGGGTTTTCTAATTGTTGTCTGACATAATCAAGACCTTTTGTGCCAAGTTGACCTACGCCATAACTAAGCTGGTTTTGAATATCTAAAAGTCGTTGTTGTTCAGGGCTAAACTTTTGAGTAGCAGCCCACATTGGGTTGCCATATTTATCTTCGCCTTGCATTGTGTATTCAAGCGAACCATAAGGGGTGTATTGGTTTACACGATTGGCGGCTACCGCTAAACGAGCAGCGTCAATATTGCCTTGTGCTGTTTGCTGTGCTGCTGCCGAATAATCAGGCGCAGCAGGCGCACTTGGGGCAGGCCCTAATCCTAAAAATCCACCACCACCCATACTATTCTCCCTTGTTTAGAGGGCATCGGATGTTAAGAAACCGACACTCCTCTTTTCTCATAGCCATAATCACCAAATCACCACTCATATGGGCATCAGGTATCTCAGCTACAACCTTAAAGCCCAAATGTCGGTTTAACTTTAGGGCATCCGTGTTATCAGCACAGATTTGCCCTAGTATAACGCTAAGTCCAAGTTTATTAAAGGGGTAATCAAATACCGCCCATATAAAATCTTTACTTGCCCAATGCTCCCCAACGCTGCCAATATGGATTTCACACGCCTTTGGCATAAAGTTGGTATAACCCGCCACAGCTACCAAATTACCGTCTTTTAACTGTCCTATACATTGGGTCGTTTCAGGTAGAGGGAAATTCAGCATGCGAACCAACCATTCCCCCAAATACCGTTGATTTTCAGTCGTAACTTGTCGCATTTACAGAATAGCTCCCCTTTCCATTACATAATCCGTACTAGCCCAACGCACATCAATATCTTGCGATGCAATATTTAGGATAATGCCTGCGGCATAACCTATGCCTGTCACGCCCTGCCAATTTTTAGAAATAGTATTGCCACCACCCCAATCTGCATCATCCCATAAGCTAGTATCCCAAACACCAACGGATACCAAAGCAGGGTTAAAGGTAACTTGACCTATATTGTTTTGGGTTTCAAAATCCGTATTAATACCGCATAAAACGGCTGGGTTGCCGTTATCTGTAAAGAGAATAGGGCGTACCATTGTGAAGCGTTTTAACTGCCCTCTAGCGTCAAAATAACTATATGCTTGTTGGCAAGAAGCCTTGATGTTTTGGTCATTGTCTGACAATCCATCCCAAAATTTACCCACATAGCCATTACCGCCAAAATACATATCCTCATCATAAACTTCAAAACAAGTAGCATTTATGCCTGAAAAACTAGCCCATGCTTTTGTAATGTTGTGCATTACATACTGCTGTTGCCCGCCAATAACAGGGATATTAAATATCAACATATTCTGTTTGGCGTAATAATGGATTTGCCAGCCAAATTCGGTGTTATATAGGTCTGCTGCTTGACTTACAGCGTAATAAATCTTGTCGGTTACATTAATTCGAGGGTCTAAACGGCTTGATTGTAGGGCAGAAGCCAAAGGCACGATGCCGTCTTGGGTAATTAGCAATAAATCGCCTGCAAATTTGAAAAAACAGCGTCTAGCAAAGACTTGACCTAGTTGCCATACCCCAATTAACGACCAATCATTAGGGTCAGATGGGTCAGAACCCTTATAAACAATGACTTCACCGTTATTTGTTATAAAAACAGCGTAATCATCAACTCCATAGCCTGCATCTAAAGTCCAAGTACCCATTGCCATGATGTAACCACCGTTTCGGGCAACTCCACCTAAATCAAACGATGACAAAGCGCCACTAATTGCGTTGGTGGCTAGGTAATAAAACTTTAAAGTGCCAGTTTCTACAAAATATAGCCGTTCTTTATGCAAATTAATGTGGATAAGGTTGGCAATCGTAGTTCCAGTAAGGAATTTAGCGACTGTATATGACCCCAATGGGCTTGCAGGGCTACTAGCTGGGGCTGAAAGTGCCGTATATGTAAAGGTTGTACCGTTTACGACCGTAATTTTAAATGTGCCGTTGTATTGAGATGGGCTTGCACCCGTAATTGTGACTTGATTGCCAGTAACTAAACCGTGTGCAACGCTAGTAACTAGGGTACAAGTTGTGCCTGAACTCGTTAAATTGCTAATTGTTTGGGCAGTTGATGTTGTGGCGTATTTAATCCAGCTTGTACCATCATAAATAAGGGGTGCGTCTGCACCATTGACCGCTAGAAGAAAGTTACCACCTGCGGTAGAAGCGTTTACATATTGCCATCTATCGCTACCTAATCCAGTTTGAGCAGATACGGCTGTGCCTGAACTAGAAACATCATAAATTACGCTACCAGCAGCAGCAAACAGCTTGCTTGTAGAACCGCCTGAATATTGCATCAGGGTATCGACTTGCCCAGTAATGCCTGTGGCGTATTCGGTGTAGCCTTTTCTAAGCTGTATTTCCGATGGAGTTGGATAAAAGTTATTTAACACTACCGCATCTAGCGGGTTCATTTCAGCAACAGAATCCCTAGCGTTCCAACCGCCAATAGGGGATGGCACGGAAGCGGTAACTGCCCTTCGTTGTTGTGGTACTGCCATGTTTAAGTTCCGTAACCAGTATCAGGAATATTGGCGTAACCAATAAGCACTTTGCTTGGGTATGGGGCAAAACTAAGGGTTGCAGAACCTTTATCGTTGGCTTTGGCTACATTTAAATAGCGGAAATAATCTTGTTGCAACGCAGTAGTATCAAACCCTTTAATTTGGAAATACTTGAGTTTTGTGCCTAAAACCATCACCGTATCGTCTAGCACGGTTGTGTCAGTATCAGCCGTAAAACTGTTTTTAACTGCGTTTGTAGCACTTCTAGCCCATCCTTTTGAACGGTATTCAAAACCTAAGTATTCTTTGGTGTTGTAGGGCGGCCAAATCTGAAACTGATTACCCAAAATACGCCATCTAATGCGTGGGCCTGTGGAGATATAACCCGACTTTAGCCATTGCCATTGTTGAGCATCTTCAGGGCCTAACATCTGCCAATGCTTTGTTTTATCCCAATGGGTATTATCCGTAATGGTTTCAAAGTCAGGCGGCAAATCGTATTTGGTCTGCGAAAAGGTAAAAGTCACGCCTGTATATGTGCCACTAGCTAATTGGCTCATCACAATCGTAGAAGTTGTGCCGTTAAAGGTTACTGAAGATACATAAGTATCTTGGTTAATACCTGTGCCTTGGATTGAGTAATTACTATTTAAAGCGGTAGCATCGCCTGTGACAATAATGTTATAACTATTGTCGCTAACCGTATCACCTACAAAAGTCACGGCATCGGTGTAAAACCGATACTCCAACTCTAGGGCTTGCCAATCAAATTCTTTAACTAAATCGTAGCCAACACGGTTCATTAGGGCTAAAACTTGCTGAACATCTTGATTGGTATTACCTGCAACATAAGTGGGGATAGCAAGGTTTAACTCGCTAGTGGTCTGTTGCACAAGTTGGAGCATCGTTGATGACATAGTTTAGGCTTCCTCTATGGTTTCCGCTTTCTTTTTGCGGGGTTTTTTCTCACCAACTGCCGCAAGTATAGCCGCCATTTGCTCTTGCATCAAAGCCAGCTTCGCATCAGTTTCAGCCTTAATTCTAGCATTTTCCTCGTCTTTTTTGGCAAGTTCTTGCTTTAACTGATTAATTTCTTCTGCTCGTTTTGATGCTTCTGCGGTTTCTTCGGCTAAATTCAAGAAAGTCCGTGCCTTATCCCTAAACGCATGGGGTGACATACCAGCAATCATCCCAATCCGTTGGAGTTGTAAATCAGAAGCGTTAGCGATAGATTCTACGGTCATAAACTTCACACCCCGTAGTTCTTGCGCTTGGGATTGGCTAATCAAAGGCCATTGTTCTACAGGCGTTCCAATGATTTCACTACTAGAATCTTGGGTTGCCATGTATTGAAGCCATTGGCGTGGAAAACGCTGTTTGTGGCTTTCCTGTGCGTAGGTATCAATTTCCGTTAGATTATCCCCAGCGACCATGATGCGTACAAAGTCAAAGTCCTTGTAGATTGGTCTGCCTGCTTCGTTGGATTCATGTTCTAGTTTGACTGCTCGCTTATAAAACTTAACTGCCAAACGAGAATCTGCGTCTTGCACATCGCTTTCTATTGCCATTTTTAAATCTCCTAAAGTGGTTTAGGTACTACGGTTAAAAGAAAAAGGGCTACCCCAAACGAGATAGCCCCTTGTTTTTACTACAATTTTTGGTTAAACGCTAGTCTTACCAAACCAACCATACTCACCCGAAACCATCGAAACGGCAGGAGCGATATAAGTTCCACCGCCTGAAGTAGCAGCGAATGTTGATGCGTTAATGGTGATGTCGGTTGCATTTGCAGCAATCGTACCACCAGCTTTGGCAAACACATAACGCAAACCATCGCTACCAAAAGTTTCAGCACCCAAAGGGCCAAAACTAGGGATAGAAACGGCAGTTGCGCCATTGGTGTAGTCAAAACTAATTGGCGTGGTGTTTTCTAAATCAACACCAGCAATAGGGAGAACTGAATAAGCCATGATTTTTCCTTTACAAATTAGGTGGTCAAAATACCCTGCAACTGAGCGTTGCTGGTGGTTAAGTTACCTGCCCAACCGTAGAGT